ATATGACATCAAAAGAAAAAGCAATTGAAATATATGATAATTTTTATTTATTGCATCAAAGCGCAACAGATGAAAACGGAGTTTTGTTTATTAGTGCATTAAATAAAGGTTTGGCAAAAAAATGCGCCTTAATATCGGTTGATGAAATATTAAATATGCTAATAGGCGATAGCGTTACAGTTGAATATTGGAACGAAGTTAGACAAGAAATTGAAAAAATATGAGAACATTTAAAGACATTTTAGAACAGTTAAAAAATAAAGGCGAAAACCGATTTAGTTTATACGAGTTGCTAGAAATATTTATTAACGAAGCTGATTGGGTTGGTAGTGGTCAACAGTTTTTAGAACTTGCATCAATTTGGCACGAAATAAGCGGAACAAGGGTTAATACTGGCTGCCCTGCATGCTGTTTAGATACGTTAAAGAATTTAAAAAATTGGTATATTCGTGAAAGTGAAATACATTTAAAAGAAGTTCAACCTAAAAAAAGGAGTAAATAATGGCACTTATAGCAATGGCGGTACACGATACCGAAGAAAACAAAAGGTCACAATATACTAGAGAAACACTATTAGGATTAATTGAAACAGTTGATTTTAATAATAATAGGTTAATTATAATTGATAATAATTCATGTATAGAAACTAAACAAATTTTAAAAAGTTATAATTTTAATTCAAGTATAAAAGTAATTACCAACCCCGAAAACGTTGGAACTGCAAAAGCAATAAACCAAGCATGGAGTTTAAGACAACCTAGCGAAGTTTTAATTAAAATGGATAACGATGTTGTTATTTATAATTATGGGTGGGTTGAAGACATGGAAACAGCTATGCAATTAGGTGGTTATGGAATAGTTGGTTTAAAACGCAAAGATTTAATGCAGCACCCAAACGCTAAAAACAATTGGAAAACTCAATTAAAAATGTTGCCACATCAAAAAGGCGAACCATGGATAGTAGTCGAAGAAAGCGAGGACATAATGGGAACTGTTCAAATGTTTAATCCAAGTCTAATTAATAAAATGGGTGGACTTATGCAAGCTGGAGTGTATGGTTTTGATGATACATTGGCATGTATTAGGGCAAAGTTATTAGGGTATAAATTAGCGTTTTTGCCACATATTGACATTGACCACATAGATGTTGGTGGCGATGCTTACACCGAATGGAAACGAAAGTATGCAAGCGAAAAAATGAAAGAGTTTTACCAAATTAAAGAGGGTTTAATTAATGGCACAATACCGATAAAAGTAGAGTTATGATAGATACATGGAAATATAAACACATTCCAATTAATAAAAAAATAAAAGTTGGTAAAATAAAAGTAAAAGCAAAATTTACAATTGAAAAATTAGAAAAGTTATACAATGATAGTTTTAACAGTAGCAGACAATCGAAGTAAATGTTTCCAACTTGAACGCTCACTAAATCATTTTGGTTGGCAGTATCATATAATTGAAGTTAATCAATGGAATGGCTTTGCAATGAAGTTAAACCGAACTTACGAATATTTAAAAGCTAATCCTCAAATAACCGAGTTTATTTTTGTTGATGCTTACGATACGTTTTTTTTAGACACACCGCAAAACACTAAGCGCAAAATATATTGGAATTGTTTATTCAATAGTGAGGTTAATTGTTGGCCAGACACCGACCAACTTCAAAACTACGAAGCAAGGGAGCAAGTAACAAAACCAAATACGAAATTTAGATTTTTAAATAGTGGTGCTTACTACATGAAGTCGGAAACCTTTATTAAACTAATCGAAAGTCAAGGAATACATGATAGTGAAGATGACCAAAGAATATCAACTAAGTGGCTAATTAATAACCCTAGTATTGGAATTGACCACGAATGCAGAGTATTTCAAACTTTAAACGATATATTGCCAACTGATTACCGAATAGAAAACAATCAATTTATAACTAAAGATAATTTTAAACCAACAATAATTCATGGAAATGGTAAAGCCGACATGAATTTTATTTACGAATTAATATGAAAAAAATAATAATCGCAATGCTAATTTTAGCAAGTTGCACAAAAGAAGAACCACAAAACAGTTTTAAAATAATTACACCAATTGAAACAAAACAGTTTATTTTTAATACTTACAGCCGAAATGCTAACAACACAATTGTAAACGATAGCGAAATCAATTCAAGTTCAAATAACGATTATCAATTTGTCAGAACAATGGCAAAAGGTGACTCAATAAGAATTGAAGTAGTTTCAAATATTAATGGTGACCAAGTAAAGTTAAACATAGTTGATAATGGATTGATTATTTTTAATATGCAAGGTAGAACAAGGATAAAACACACTTTTAAATATGAGTAAGCGAAAGTACATTGAAACACCTGAAAAGCTATTTGAGTTATTTGAAGCATACAACAAAGAAGTAAAATTAAATCCTAGATGTAAACACGTTTTTGTAGGTAAAGACGGTAACAGCGATGTTGAAAAACTTGAAAGACCTTTAACAATGGAAGGTTTTAGAGTATTTTGCTTTAAAACAGATGGTTGTATTAAGCATTATTTTGATAATACAGATAATAGGTACTCGGAATATAGTACTATCTGTTCGCACATAAAGGATATTATTAGAACTGACCAAATTGAGGGCGGTATGGTTGGACAATATAATCCTAGCATAACTCAACGATTAAATGGATTGACCGATAAATCCGAAATGACTGTAAAGGAGCAGCCCTTATTCCCTGATGAACCTAACTAAAACAACAAGTTGCACAGCTACAAATGAAAGTTTTTATTGCAGCCCTTACAGTAATGACATTAAAACAATAGTAACAAAGCATACTGATAGTGGTAAAATTAAAAACTATTTTTACATGAGTAGAAGTGGTAAGTGTACTAAAATAAGAATGGAATTGTTACCACATATTAAAGGACATAAAAAACAGTTCAAAAATAAACAAAGTCAATAAAACCGCTTGTCTATACGGTGAGCAAAACGCATTTTAAATTAAAAAATTATGGCAAAACCAATCTTTATAATTTTTATTCCAGTTGAAATGACAAAAGAAATGGATAAAATACAAGAACAATTAACTAATAAGTTAGACGATTACCATATTTTGTCAGTAACACATGAAAAGCCAGAGATTGAATTTAAAGCCTTTTATGAAAAAGATTTTACAGAAATAAAATTTACAGAATTAAGGCAAATATGTTTAAAAGAACTACATCAATAAACAAACTTTTAAAACTTGAAAAACGAAAAAAAGTTATTCAAGGCGGAACAAGTGCAGGAAAAACATTTGGAATACTTCCTATTTTAATTGACCGAGCAGCTAAAACACCAAGACTTGAAATAAGTGTAGTAAGTGAAACAATACCACATTTACGCAGAGGTGCAATTAAAGACTTTTTAAAAGTAATGGATTGGACTGGTAGGTATGTTGATAGTAATTGGAATAGGACATTATTAACATATAAGTTTGCTAATGGTAGCTATATTGAGTTTTTTAGTGCTGAACAAGAAAGTAAACTAAGAGGTGCGAGGCGTAACATACTTTATATTAACGAAGCTAACAATATAAGTTTTGAAGCCTACCATCAATTAGCAATTAGAACGAGTGGCGAAATATGGTTAGACTTCAATCCAACTGCTGAATTTTGGGCGCATACCGAAGTTTTAAAAGACAATGATAGCGAACACATAATCTTAACTTACAAAGATAATGAGGCACTCCCTGACACGATTATACATGACATTGAACAAGCCGAAGCAAAAGCACAATCGTCAAGCTATTGGGCTAATTGGTGGAAAGTTTACGGATTAGGTCAAATTGGTAGCTTACAAGGTGTAGTTTTTGATAATTGGCAGCAAGTGCCGAGCGTTCCAACCGATGCAAAGTTGCTAGGGTTTGGAATGGATTTTGGATTTACTAATGACCCCACAACCTTAGTAGCAGTTTACAAAACTAACAATCAACTTTATTTTGATGAGGTGTTATACCGAACTAACATGACTAACTTAGACATCGGTAACTTTTTAAAGTCAGAGGGTATAGGTAGACCTTACGAAATAGTGGCTGATAGTGCCGAACCAAAGTCAATCGAAGAACTAAGGCGGCAAGGTTTTTTAATTACACCTGCTAAAAAAGGAGCTGACTCAATTAAGATAGGAATTGATATTTTAAAGCGTGAACCTTTTTTTGTAACTCAAAACTCAATTAACTTAATTAAAGAGTTAAGGAGTTACGTTTGGGCTACTGATAGAGATGGTAAACTGACTGGCAATCCAATTGACCATAGCAACCACGCAATTGATGCGATGAGATATTTTGCCTTAAATAAATTAAATAACCGACCTAGTGGCAAATACGCTACGATTAGCATTTAGCAAAAAAGTACAATTTTTATATTTAAAAGAGAATGATATTCAAACAAATTACAATAGGGCAATTTTTAAAATGTAAAACTATTTCAGATTTAGAAACAGATCCACTTAATAGGCAAATAAAATTATTAGCCGAATTGAGTGGTAAAACTTTTGATGAAATTGAAAGTATGCCAATTGAAAAACTAACCGAAGCATTAAAAGAGTTTAACAAAATTGAACTACTAAATAAAGATGCAAAGGTTAAAATGACATTCAAAGTTAAAGGTAGGCGGTTTAAATGTGTTTGGCAAACTCAAAAATTAACGGCTGCTCAATACATTGATGCTACTTCTTTTTGTAAAGATGAAGCTAACATAATAGCTAACATTCATAATATTTTAGCAGCTATATGTGTTGAAACTAATTGGTTAGGTAAGGCTAAAAAGTATGACGGTATAAACCACAAAGAGGTGGCAGACTTATTTTATAACCATTTAAAAATTGATACTGCATATCCTATCATGCTTTTTTTTTGCAAGTACTACAAGGAATTAGCCGACAATATCCTAATTTATTTGGAATTGGAAGCGGTGAAAGCGAGGGAGAAAGTCCAGCCAATAGTGGACAAACTTTTGAAACAAAGTGGGGTTGGATCGTAGCGATTAACAACCTAGCGAATAATGACCGTTCAAAGTGGAGTTATTATGAGGATATGAATATAATTGAATTTTTAAACACGATAGTTTTTTACAAAGATAAAAGCGAAGACGATAAACTAAAATGGCAAGCAGCGCAAAGGACATAGGTAGCAAGTATGGTGAAAGTTTACAAAACTTTGAAACCGATTTAGCTACTGGTATTGATAAGATTTATTTAGTTTGGGCTAATGAGTCAATCGGAATAATGCGAGGTATAATAACACGCAAAGCACGAACTAGACAAGCTAGTGAATTGGCAAGAACCATGTATCCTGACCCTAGACCATTAGGAATTAAAATCATGGGTGCTGATTATTACGACTTTGTTAATCAAGGTGTAAAAGGAGTATTTAACTACAACAAAGCACCGCAAAGTCAATATCAATTTAGGAACTTAGGAGTATCGCCTGACATGCTAAAAAGTTTTAAAGAGTATATTGCAAGGACTGGAAGTAAAGGATTAAAGAAACAATCTTTAATCAGAAAGAACAAAAAAAAGCAAGCTGACATAATTAATAAAGAAGCAATGCAAATGGCAGTAGCAACTAAAATAGGTGGTATTAAACCTATGAACTTTGTAGAACCTGCAGTCGGTGCAAAAAGATTAAAGGTATTAAACCGAGCATTGAGTAAAGAAATAGGAACTAAAATTAAACTATCAATAATTAAATAATGGCAATTACAATATTATCAAGTCCAGGACCAATGGCTGCGTATAATCAGATACCTTATACAGTCAGTTCAAACATGACTTCGCAGCCTAACTTTAATTTTATTGTGGATGTAAATGAGATAGGCGGAACAAACAACCCACTAGCACGTTTGAAATACCCAAAACAACCTAGCAGTAGTGAAGTGACATTTGATGTTGGAAATGTACTTAAAAACTATGTTAGCTTTGATTTTGGCAATGCACTTGCAGCAAGAATAGCAGCAAACACAAGGTCAAGAATAAATTATTATACTGAATATAGAGAGTTATATGATGTTAGCGGTGTTCCAACTTTAAGCGGTGTATTAGCTAGTGTTCCAACAAGTCCAAATAGTTCTAACTTTAAACTAGCCACTAATGCAATATTTGATTTTGAGGATTACTCACCTACTGCTTACTTAGATTGTAATGTAAGTGGTTTTGGTTTTCTAAATGCTGATTTAGCAGAACCCGAAAACATTGAGTTAAGTCAAAATAGAATACTTACATTCTTTGACCCTAATAGAGTTGTAAATAGGTTAAAAATAACTGCAAATGGTATAGGGCCAATAACAACATCAATCACATTGCCACCAAATGAATACCTATTTAACATAAATGCAGGAAAATATCTGTACGATTTAAGCGGTTTTATACCTAATGGCTCATCAATTATAGTTCAAGCACTATCAAATGATACTATTTTGGCAACAAAAACATTTCAAACTGGCGATAATTGCAGCCAATATGAAACAGTTAGGCTACATTGGATGAATAAATTGGGAGGTTTTGAAGCATTTAACTTCAATAAAAATACTATCAATGCCATGGCAATTGATAGAAAACAATTTAAAGCACCATTACCGATTGGATATAGCCAAAGTGATAGGCTAAAAACCAACTACAACACAACCATAAATGATAAAATTACCATTAATAGCGATTGGATTAGTGAAGAACAAAGCGCATTA